GAGATTTGCCTATTACGATCAAACTCTCCTAATGTAGCATCAATAACTTGTTGCTGAAACGGAGACATAAATTGTTGTGTTTGGGCCGCTGTCGGTGCTCCTAAAGATACACCTCCTAGTGTTCCAAGAGCCGCGGTTCCTAGTCCGCCAGCCACTCCTAATTCTGTTTGTGCTCTTGCTAAAGCTGGTGCAAAAGATCCTACTCCTGCTTGTGCTAAAGTTTGTGCTTGTCTTTGTAATGCATCTTGTTGCGCTACTTGTGGTGCAAGTCCTGCTAAACTTTGTTGTCTAGTTGTAAATGCTCTAGCAGCGTCTTGTCTTGCTTTAAAACCTTCTGCAGTTTCACCAGGTTGTCTTGATATACCTGCGATACCAGTGGTTACAACAGGGACTTGTTGAAGTCCTAATGTTTGTTCTGCTAGTTTTTTACCTATATCTTCTACAAAGGGTGCGGGTCTATTTATTACGGTTTCAGTAGCCATTACAATACTTCCTCTAATCTTTTTGATGTTTGAAACATTCTTCGAGCGCCCTCTAAACCTTGCGATTCATCGGATACGTTGCCACCTCTTTCGAGGTTCTTCATCATGTTATACATAACTTCTGCGCCTTTGTCCACATCGCCATCACCTGCATTTCTAACTGCATCAGCTGTAAATACAAACTCATTTTTAGATAGTCTAGCTGGCACATCGTCAGCCTTTTCCATTCTACCTATTGGCACAAAACCACCATTATCTCTCAAATCCATTTCTTGTCCACCCATATCTAGTAATGGCATAGTCTTTTTAGCTACAGGTTCTACGTCTCCACCTTCTTGAAATCCTTTTTTAAATAATTCTTCAAACGCTTTAAATTTTTCGTCGTAAGCAGGGTTGTCTTTTGCCATGGAAGGGTCTATTCCATACATTTTTTTAAAACCTTTATATAATGGACTTTTAGCTAGTTTTTTCATTTCTTTCTCACTCATCATAGCTCCTGCTTCTATAGTTCCATCAGCATATCCTATTCTACCACCATCAGCAGCTGTTTGCGTAAATTGAGATCCTAATATTCTAGGAAATAAGTCTGGGTTAGGATTTAAACGATTAGCTGCGTAGTATGCCTCTACATCAAACTCATCTTCTTCTTTTGGTGTCATTGCTCCTGCTAATAAAGATGCTCCACCAATCAACGATGCAACACCTTTAGGTGTTAAATTTTTAAGACCTATTTCTCCACCTTTAAAAAGAAAATTTTTTATAGCTCCCTTACCTAAAAAACCTTTAGCTCCAAAACCTATAGCTCCTAGTATAGCTGCTTTACCAAGCGGTGACTTAGCGACTTTTTTAATTGCTCTTGTTGCACCTTTTAATCCTTTTTTTATACCTTTAACTACACCACCTAAAAACATTTCTTCTCTTACAATATCCATAATACCACCATCCATAGCACCTACTCGTCCACCATCTGCAAGACCTGTAAAATCAAATATGGATCCTCCTATTCTTGGTGATAAACCACCAAGATTTCTAGCTATTGCAGGAGCTAATGGTGCAGCTGCTGAAGCTTTTTGTGGGATAATAGGTAGTATTGGATCTCTACCATCATTACCTGTGCTAATTATATTACCTTGTGCATCTCTCATAAAACCAGGTGCAAGATTTCCATAAGCATCGGTTCTACCTGCCATTCTGTCAGCCATATAAGAACCATAAATTTCTTCTTGCATTGCAGGTGTCATGGCTGCAAACGCCTCTGGCGTTACTGTTTGACCTTTATATTTTAATTTACCTGCTGCAAGAACACTTTTTCTTGTTTTACCAAAAATATTTTTTGTAGGTTCAGTAAAAAAAGTTCTTGTTTTTTTAGAACCAAATTTTAAAGGACCTGATAGTATATTTAAAGCGGCATCTAATGATAATAATCCTGTCTCTGGAGTTTCAAACCTATCTTGAAAAGTTTTAATGTTTGCACCAGAAAATTTATCTGATTTTTCTAATAAATTATCTATTATACTTTTTTGTAGTTCTGTTTTTGGACCTATACCTGTTATGTTACTGATGGCTCCTAAGTCTTTTAACTCTGTGTCAGTAAGACCAAGTTCGTTAAGTGCTATAACTTGTTGTGTTACTGGGTCTATAAAACTTTTTGCACCTTTTAATATACCTTCAATTTTTGCTTGACGTCTTAATTTATCTTCACGAAATCTTTCTTTAATTCTTTTTCTATTTGCTTTTATTTCTTCTCTGACTCTCGCACTTCTAAAACGCTCTTCTTGTGCTTTTTTTGCATCTTCTAGTTTTCTTTGTTCAAGTTGAACTCTTTGACTAAAATCTTGTCTAGATTCATTTGGTCCTTGACCAGAAAACTGAGTGCTTGGATCACCAGAGGGAGCTCCACTTGGAGATGTATCCACTCCTGCAGATCCTCCTCCACCGATATCACCAAAACTATCTAGTGACATGATACCCGCAGGACCTTCATTAGGACCTTCTTTTAATGATCCATGTATATCTGCTTTTAATAATAAATCTTTTTCTGCCTCTGTAATATACGCTAATTCTGTAGCTGGTTTATCTGGACCAGATTGCCATTTTCTAGGTGCTTGGACCTCTGGCTGTCTACCAAGATAGTTTTCTACACCCCCTTGTACTACGGGTTCACTACCTTTTTTGTACATCTGTCTTGCTTGTTTTGATCTAGTTATCGCCATCGTACCATTCTATTTTGTTTTACCGAATAAATCAAGACTCGGCATTATTACTCTTACGTCTCTTCTTATGTCAGACTCAGGTATACCTTTAGCCTTCCACTCTTCGTCGTTCTTATATTTTTCACCTGTTTTAAGATTAGATATCTCTTCTATTATCTTTTCTGGTTTTAGTATTTGCATTATGATGCTCCTCCACCTCCGACTACTATTCTAGGCTGTATTTCTAATATAGATGCTAAAACTTGTAGTCTACTTGCATTTGCCGCCTGGACTTTTAAAACTTCTTTTTCTTCTAATATTAGTGGATTAGTTAGTAACTCTGTTGTTGCATTTGAAGCTATAGTTTTAGTAGTAAATAAATTAAACACATTTGAACTAGCATCTGTTAACGTAACCGTAATGCTAGATCCAGATCCTGCATACTCTGAAACTAAAATAGATCGTATTACGGATTGAGTAAAGTCTGGTACAGTGAACAACGTAGTATTATCAGTAGTTGTTAAATTTAATTTTTTATTAATAAATTTATTTGCCATTAATTTATAAAGAAGTTAAATGCTTCTATCTCCTCTTTTAGTTCTTCTTGAAATGTAGTGTTTAGTTTTTCTATGATAGCATCTATGTCTCTGACTTGTGCTTCTGCTGTTCCTAAATCATACTGTTCACTAGGTCTTGTTAATACTTGTACTATTTTTGCCATTATCTTCTTCCGTCTGGTTGTATATCTAATCTAAAAGTTCCTAGCCTCCAACTTTGATTAGTCGATGTGTTTTCTATTTTAAGTGATACTGCTCTGCCTCTTGCACGAGTATCTACCTTTTGTGTACTAGACGTTATATCAAATGGTCCAAGAGATGAGCTTGCTCTTGCATCATTTGGAAAGTTTCTTAAATTTAGTGTAACTCTTGTTGCACCTGTTTGTGAAATAAAGTCAGGTATAAATCTTCTAACTTTCATTATAAACTCACCATCTCCAGCGATTGTTGCAACACCTTGTCCTTGTCTTGTAATGTCAAAATCTCCAGAAGATATGTTTGCAAGTATTGCAGTTGTAGCTCCACCTCTAACTTGATCTGTCCCTGTTTCGTGTTGATAGTATGTTGTTCTACCTTCAGTGTTGCCCACAACATCAAAAGAACTATCATTATCTGCATCGTATTCTGTTGCATGTGGTGAACCAAAGACAGCGGAGTCCTGCCACATTGTTCTTGCTAATGTTCCTACTGTCCATACTGGTCTTTGTGGTGAAGAGTCAAAGTAGTTGTATGCAACCATTCTGTTTACAACAGATGATGAGGAAGTTGGATAAAACCATAAGACTTCACCAAAAAGATTGTTTAGTCCAGCAGAAACCATTTGGTTACCAGACTCTAAATTAATATCATCAAATACATGATCTTCCACTAAACAAGGTAATGATTCTAGTTTACCAGCATATCTAAAGAAACCATTCTCTGACATCCAATATGCAGAACCATCTACTTCTACACATGCATTCTGTCCAACCAGTCCACAGTTTGTACCCACTTGTGAAAAGGCAAATGTAAATGGGGATCCAACAAATCTTTGTGTAAATAAAGCTGTGTCAGTCCAAACGTAGATTGCATCTCTACCACGGATAGCTCCTCTGATCTGTGATCCGTCGGCTAGTCTTTGTGTACCAGCTGTATTGGTTGCTGTTGGTGTATATGTGTTAATATCTTCTTGGTCAGAGAATCTAATAAACATATCATCTTGAGTTCCCGCATCTCCTATTGTTGTTTCTGTTCCAAAGAATACTAAGTGTCTATCAGGCGTTGATACAACCATGTGTCTTGATGCAGTTGGTGCACCAGTTATAATTGTGGCTCTCGTATCTGTAGCGTTTGTTAAACTAGAGTCCCAAGAAAACACTGCACTATCATGTATTAAACAAATGGCTTTGTCACCAAAATTATCTATGGACCACATACCTGGTTCTAATACTAAGTCACCAGATGCAGCCTCACCCCAACCAACAAAAGTAGTTGTACTAGTGATTGTTGCACCTCCACTATGTGCTGCAGCAGTTGTGCCTCCTACACCTCTTGTTACACCTGTAAGTTCTCCTGTAGCTGCAATACCTGTGTAAGATATTTCTTCACTATTTATTTGTAAAAAATTTGTACCTGCAGTTGGAAACTGTGATGCATCTACTAATATGATACCAGTCGTTGCAGAGCTATTAATTCCATTTTGTAATGTGGTTGTTGGATTACCAGCAACTGTACCACCCCAAGATCCTAGTGACCAACCAAAACCTTTTGCTTGTACAGCTGGTCCTACAGGATAATAATGTTGCACTCTAATGCCACCTGATGTTGTTGCACCAGATCCTGATTCATTTGATGGCATTGTAATAGTCAGTGTTGTGCTCGTAGGCACAGATGCTACCATAAATTTTTTTCTTTAAAATCTGCCTCTACAAAGTTTGAATTTGTAATAGATGAAAAGTTATCTAATAATATTATATCTTGTGCAGATATACTGTGCGGACTAGAAAAAGTTATTGTAACTGTTGGTGATCCGTTGGTCGTGGTGAATGCACTTGTAAGCGTAGTTGTAGATTTAATAGGATGTATATCATAATACACACCTCCAGAGAAAGCATATAAAATTCTGTTTGTACCAATGATAGCATACTTTCTAGCTAAACTATTTACGAAATGATGTAGACCTCGACCAGCTCCTGTAAGATTACTATCACCTAATTGCTTCCAACCACCTATCTTTTCTGGAATACCATAACGAAATCTGACATTATCGCAGTCTGTCCATTGACCCTCTGCTCCAGTGTCCGTGATCTGTTTATTAATACCTGGCTGAAAACCTATTTTTTGTAGCATAAAAAACCCTGTTTTCTAGGTTCTATATTAGTTTTTATGCAGAATCAATATCTTTAAGAATTAGGAAAGTTTAGGCCACTCACCCAAAGGTCTAGTTATAACAGGGCTCTCTTCAGTGCCTGTGTTAGTGTATGTGTATAAAGCTTCCATAGCCGCTGCATCAGCTGCACCATCAATTGCTGTTTCCATTTCATTAGATCTTGTTCTAATAGCTGCTCTGTAAGTAGCTATGTTAGATGGTATTGTAGACCCAGCATCTTCTGCTTTTCTAATTATATACCAATCACTTGGTGATAATAAACCTTTAGCTTGAGCTTTTATTTCGTTCTTAAATATAGTTTTTAAACCTGCGATAATTACTTGGTTACCGTTTTCATCTAAAATATTATTGCCATCAACATCAACTGCATTTTTATCATCTAAATCTTTATCTGTAGCTGGTGCATAACTTGCAGTAACAGCGTTGTTTGCAAACACCATAGACTCTGCACCATTCCAATAGTATCTTGAATTTTTTAGATTAGTGTTATCATATATAACTTCGTAAACACCTTGTGCTTCTCTTTGAGCAATAGTTGTCTCAGGAGACAAACCGAATACCCCTAGATTAGAATTTGCTCTTACGATTTGATTATTTTCTACTTTTGCATACATATTGATCTCCTTTTATTGTATTTTTAATTTGTTGTCCATAGCTATTTATTCAGCCGTTACTGGCACCGCGGTTCCAGAATCATTGCCTACGAATGGGTTTTCTGCAAAACACATGTAAACATAGGTGTTTCCACTTGTATTGACACCCCCATCAGTTGTTCTAATTTTAAAGCCATTAGATAAAAAATCTACATCAAATGTATTTCCTGTGCTAGCACTATCTTCTTCAGCACCAGTATTATTAGCTGTAAGTAATTTTGTATTAGGATTAATTGTGTCTCTTGTATTATCATACATAAACCAACTTTGGGTGCTACCAGTATCCTTTATTAGAATCCAAGCTGGTTTAAATCCTGTGTAAACAAATGTTCCATCAGCATTTCCATTTCCTACATAGCTTCCAAATTTTGAGTAGCCTTTTTTTTCTGCAAAAGCATAACAAACATAAGTTTCACCGCTTCCGTTTACTCCTCCGTCAGTTCCAATGTATATTTTTGTTGCATCTGGATTTGTAGCACTCCACGCATTTGCTCCTGATACTTTTGCACTATTGCCATTTAAATATAAATATTCGTTTGAAGCTATGCCTGGATGTTTTACAAACCAATGATCTGTAGTTGATCTAACTTTAACTATAACAACAGTTGGTGCTACACCTAATCCATGTGCTATGTGAGCTGCACTTCCATTACCTGTATAAGTAAAAACACTAAAACCTGCCGTTGTGTTTACTGATGCTGTTGTTGTTATGGTTCCACCAGAGGGATTTGTTGTAGAAGTACCATTTGCTTTCCAATTCCAAGACACATAAGTGTTTGAACTTCCATTTACATTTCCATTACTACCGAGAGAAAAACCATCACTATCAAAAGCAGTAACACAAGTAGTTAATGCTTCTTCTGCCGCATTTGAAGCTGATTGTAATTGTTTATTAACCCCTCTCACTACATCAGATAAGTTACCACCAGCAGCAACACTTCTACCTTTTATCCAAACCCAATCAGGTTGAAATCCTACTCCAGTTATGGATTGTGTTGAACCATTACCCGTATGAAGAACAGTATTAAAATAATCTTCTGGTTTTGTAATTGCACTATAAGCCATAATTTTTATCCATAAGTATTTAAGTTAGTTGTATTTAACGCATAATAACCCGAAGGTACAGAATATTCAAAGTTTCCAAAACCATTAGCGTCACTGTTTCCTGATGAAATTGAATGGATAGGATTACCAAAATTAACTGATACTGTTGTTCCATTTGTGCCAGAACCAA